TTCCAAGGTGCTAGTAAATCTCAAGTTTGGAAAGATTCCAAAGGAAAATATTAATGTCATTACCAGCAAATATCGATTCATTAAAATCTACAATATCAAGACGTGGTGGTTTAGCGCGTCCTAATAGATTTGCCATCTACTTGACACACCCTTCTACTACTAGGGACAGTCTCCTTAACTTAGATATGGATAGTCTGGTTAGTAGTTTTATTGGCGGTGGTGGTCTAACTAGTTTATTCAACGACCCTAGAGATATGTTCCTATTATGTGACGCAGTAACTATCCCTGGAAAGCGTATAACTACAATGGAACAAACTACCTCTCACTTCACAGCTAAGAAGCCTTATTCTATGTTGGTTGAGGAAGTAACAATGACCTTTAACTTAACGAATGATTATTATGTTCGTAAGTATTTTGATGAATGGCAGGATATGATCATCAACCCTAATTCGTATAAAACCGAATACAAGAAGAACTACTGTAAGGATATTATTATTCAACAGTTAACACCGAGTAATGATATAATCCCTTCTTACTCAGTGAAATTAGAAGATGCGTACCCTATAGCAATATCCGCTGTAGACCTATCCAACTCAGCTGAGAATACAACAGCTCAAATGACCGTAAGTTTCGCTTACACTGTTTGGCAAGACCTATCGATAGTGGATGGGTTTGGAGAGATAGGTAAGAAAGTTGGAGAAGTAATAGGTGAAACATCGTCCGCAGTGAAGAATTTATTTAATTAATATGGAGTAGTATTGATATGTTGCCAAAAATAGCAACCCCAAAGTATGATATGATTGTCCCTTCATCGGGAACCCAAGTAACGTATAGACCTTATTTGATTAAGGAAGAAAAGGTTCTAATGGTAGCATTAGAATCTAAGAGCGAAACACAAATAGAAGCAGCTATTCTACATATTATAGATGCTTGTGTTGAAGGTGGAACTAAGAAGTTAAACCTTACATTATTCGATGTAGAGTATATGTTCTTAATGCTCCGTAGTAAGTCCGTAGGTGAAGGTGTTAAGTTAACCCCTCATTGCGAGTCTTGTGAAGAGACCACCGAAGTTACTATTAATTTAGAAGCTTGCGAGGTTAAGAACAAAAGCGAGAAAACTATTCACCAAGTTAAGCTTAGTGATCAGTTAACCGTAGACGTACACTTCCCTCGTGTAGGTGATAGTGGTGAAGGAAAGACTGAGAGTGATAAGATCATCTCTACTGTTTCCCGATGTATTGAAACGATTTACTATGGGGAAGACGTATATAATACTGCTGACTCTAGCAAAGCAGAACTAATTGAGTTTGTTGAGAACCTTAACAATAATCAATTCCAGAAAATAGCGGACATATTATTAGCCGCGCCTTATGTAGGACATGATATTAATTTTAAATGTTCTCATTGTGGTCACGAAAATGTTAAAGAATTAAAGGGGCTTATTGATTTTTTTATGTAGCCCTTTCACACGATTCTTTAATATCACATTATAAGATTAATTTTGAGTTGGTTTACCAGCACAATCTTACTCTGACAGAGTTAGGTGATATGTTGCCATGGGAAAGGGAAATATATCTATCATTGCTCACTAATAGGTTAAAGGAAAAAGAAGAACATGCCAAGAAGAGATAAATTAAACGCCCTCAATAAAGAGTTGCGTGAGTCTAATGTGAGTCGGGCACAGATTGCCGAATCACAGGAACAAAACTCAGGTCTATTAAAAGGTATATTAGGTGAAGCAGAGCAGATTAAAGAATCTCTCTCTAAGAATGCTTTAGTAGAGGAAGAGAAAAGGCGTGAAGCTGCAGCTCTTGCTCGTAATTCTACACCTGAAAAGTCCAATAGTTCTTCTAGTTTATCTGGTGGTATGATGGACGGTTTATCAGGGTTAGGTGGCTTAGGTGCTGCCTTACTCGGATTAGCTGGTGGTGCTATGCTAATGGCTGGAGACATCGGTGGTGTCTTCGGTAAGATTGGTGGTTTCCTATTAACCGCTTGGGGTGTTAAGAAGCTAGTTAAGGGTGGTACTTGGAAGAAGTTGCTCCCTCTATTAGTGAATCCTGGTACTTGGGTTGCTGCTGCTGCGGTTGGTTTAGCGTTCTATTACCAAGATGAATTAGCTGAATTCTTTAATGTAGAACCTGAAGAGAATGGAGATGGTTATGATTGGGGTGGTTACTTTAAAGGTTTCAGTGCTGATGAACTACTTGCAGGTGTTGTTGGTGGTGTTTCTGCATGGAAAGCTAGAGGTATCTTCGGTATAGTTGGTAAAGCTGCGTTAATGAAGATGGGTGTATCCGCTGTATCAATAACTAAGATGGGTGGTCTATTAAAGAATCCACGAACTTGGATTGTAGCTGCAGCAGTTGGTCTTGCCTTTAACTTCTCTGATGAGATAAAAGCATATTTCGATAGTGAAGCTCCTGCCACAGAAGAAGACGGTATAAGCTATCTGGAAGCTGCTGGTTGGGCATTGTTAATTCCAGGCTCAGGTAAACTTGTAGCTTCTATGGGTAAAATGCTCATGGCAATGGGTCGTAGCGTAATGATTGGTATGTTCGGTAGAGCCGTTGTAACAGGTGCTATCGGTGGTGGTGCTGTTACCGCTGGCTTATTGTCTGGACCTGTTGGTTGGGCTGCTCTAGCTGTACTTTGCGTAGGGTATATGTTCAAAGATGAGATTGGTGACTTTGTAGGAGGTCTATGGGAAGATAGTGATTCGCAACTCGCTATTGCTACCGCTACTAGATCTATGTTCGGTAGTCATATATCAAATTACTCAAAGAAAGAAATAGAGAGGTTTAAAAAGTTCACAACCGATCAACAACTAAGTGAACAAGAGAATCTGAAGAAACAATTAGAGGACTCTGATAAAGCAATCTTAAAGGTTCGTGCTAATTTAAAATTGAACGCGGCAGATATAGCAGGTCAAGATGGTTCGCTTGATGGTGCTGATATTACTGCAGGTGTCAATAGGACACAAAAGGCTGTTCTAGAGAAAGAATTGAATAAAGAATTAGAATGGCAAAATACCTTAAAAGGTAATCTAGGTGTCATTGAAAGGTTATTGTCTACCGATGATAACCAGCTAACCAACTCGACTAATAAGGAACTTGTAGTATTAGCTAAGGAAAGTAAAGAACTAATGGATGACTTGGTTAAAGCCAACCTTGCTACTGCTGTAAGTTTTAGTACGAGCCTAGAAAGGTTAGGTGATAAGCTTGGTAAGACTAATTACGATAACTTCACCGAAAAGCTTTTGAATGGCGATGCTGCAGTTAGAGCACTCCAGTTAAGGTTGGATAAGATTAATGGATTACTTAAGCCTTCACTTGGTTTGAGTATTGAGTTTATCCCTATGCCTCAGGCTAGTACGAGCGGTAAACTACCTTCCTTGAACTTAAACGATTCAGCACCTACTGACATTGGTGGTCATCCTAGTGCTGGTGCTACTAGTATTGTAGACGCTTCCACCCATAATAGTAGTACCAATACACAGGTCATCTACACTAGAGACTCGTATGGTATGGACAGAACTATGATGGACTATACTGATCAGATGCGTCAGTACGCTTAAAATTAAGGCAAAAAAAATCCCCCAATTAAGGGGGATATTCGTTAGGCTTCAGCAGCCAGTCGTTCAAAGTAACTCATCGTATCACCACCTGAAGGTTTAGGAGTGTCAGCAGCCATAATAGGCTCTACTGGAGTCACTGCGTCTTCAAGTTCCATTTCCTCAGCAGAGGTCTTCACCCCACCAGTCTCACCTAATACACGGGTTAACTTAAGCTTAAGCTCATCGTATGCCTTGTATGTTGACGGATCGGTAAACTCTTTAAGGGAATATGCCTTATCGTAGATCGCTTCCAACTTATCATCTTCAGCCAAGGCTGCAGGGTTATCGAAAGAAGAACGGTCGTAGTTACGATATCCATCTACCTGTGCGATCTTAATCTTAAAGTTCGCGCCCTTCCATAAGTCGAATGGGTTAACAGGGGTTTCGTCTTGGAACTGAGGTTGCATAGAGTCCATGATCTTATCAAAGATCTTCTTGCCGTATTCATAAAGGAATACTTTACCTTCGTTCTCTGGGTTACTTGGATCGCTAACTATGTAAATATTAGATACATAATGTAGACGACGTTTCTGGTCACGAGCGGTCTTCTTGTCGCTTTCAATGCCAGAGTTCCATAACTTCGTATTCATTTCTGATACTGGGTCGTCTTTTCCTATTGTAGTTAGTGATTTCTCAACATACCACTGACCAGTAGGACCTTGAAAGAAGTGATCCCAATACTTAGCCCAAGGAAGATCATCCCCTTCGACCTGTGGTAAGAATCGGACAACAGCATAGCCGTTACCTGCTTTATCCACGGTTGGTTTCCACTTGCGTTCGTCTTTGTACGATGTGTTGCTCTTCTTACCACTATCAGCTTCTGCTGCTGCGGTTAAAGAATCTAGTTTCATTGCACGTGCTTTTAAGTCTGAAAAACTCATTTTATATACTCCGTTGTATTAATTTGTATTAATTAGTATCATTGTGTAAAGGTCTTTAAAATCAGGTTCTTCATCTTCGTTCTATCGAAGTCCAAGAACTGTTGATATTTAATGACTTTCTTATAGATATCAGGCCACAGTATTGTTTCCGTAATCTTTGAATTGGCACCCTCAATAAAACCAGTAAGCCTATTCATTATACACACTGTCTCGAGAGACAATGTTCCTTCCAAATATAGATCGATAATCTTAGGGTATAATTTACCATCATTCCCTAACAACGTACCTAAGTCCATATCCGAAACATCTTC